TGGAGCGGATTAACCATCCTCTAGCGGAGCTGGTGGTTAAGTACCGCAAGGCTAATAAGCAGCTCTCGACCTACGTCTACCCCATGCTCAAGGGGCATGAGAAGTCTGTGGTGTTCGATGACGGGCAGATACACACTGTGTTCAATACGCTGTTCGCAGAGACAGGTCGGTTGAGCAGCGAGGAACCTAACCTGCAAAATTTCCCCAAGCGGGACGGTGAGGCTAAGGAGGTGCGCCGGTCAGTGGCGGCTCCCTCTGGTTGTTCTGTGCTGGCTGTGGACTATGGACAGATCGAGGCGCGCGTGATTGCAATGTTCACCCACGATAAGCGGTTCGTGAAGGCGCTGTGGGAGAACTACGATGTCCATTATGAGTGGGCCGAGCGCATTGCTCACGCCTACCCGGCACGGGTGGGTGGCAAAAAGAACCTGGTTGATAAGAAGGCCATGAAGCTGTTCCGTACTGACATTAAAAATCAATGGACGTTCCCATTGTTCTTTGGCGCCAAGCTGGAGAGTGCGGCAGGCTACCTACAGATACCAGTGGATGTGCTCCGGCCGCTGTACAAAGAGTTTTGGAAGCAGTTTTCTGGTGTGGCTGAGTGGCAGAAGAGCGTGCTCAAATTCTATGAGGACCACGGCTACGTTGAGTGCTTGACCGGGCGGAGGCGGCATGGGCCGTTGAGTCCCAACCAGATAATCAACAGTCCGGTGCAAGGCACGGCTGCGGAGATAGTGCTGGATGGTATGGCTAGGTTGAGCGAGATGAACGACCCTATGTTTCAGCCAGAGATTAACATTCACGATGACCTGACCTACTGCTGCGTGCCTGATGATCAACTTGAGGACGTGGCGGAGTTAGTGATTGGTACGATGTTAAAGGTACCGTTTGAGTGGGCGCATATTGTGCCAATAAGCGTCGAGGCCTCGGTGGGGCCGAACTGGGAGCAACTCGAGGAGATCGGCACGTTCTCTTCAGACAAATGGTAAAGGCGATGGTAATACGTGACCCCTACGATGGCCAGCCCTACTATTGCACGGTGTGCGGTATGGGTGTGGGTGAGGACATGGCGTGTGAGGATTCGGTGTGCGAGCTGGAGAGTGAGGCGGTTGCCCAGCTTCGTGCCCGTCGTAAGCGTCCGGTTGGTAGCGATCTGAAACGGCACACCCCGAAGGAGGCATAAGGTGGAATTGATCAATCGGTATCGTCCTAAGACTTTCGAGGAGGTTGTGGGGCACGATGCGGTGGTGGAGGCGCTGGCGACCGCATTGGATAATGGTACTGCGCGTACCTTCCTGCTGATGGGCCCAAGTGGTGTGGGCAAGACTACGCTGGCTCGGGTGTGCGCTGCTTCCCTGGGTGAGCATGAGTTGGTGGAGGTTGACGCGGCCACCTACACTGGCATCGAGGATATGCGCAAGCTGGCGGCTGACTTTGCCTACCGTCCGCTGGGTGGTGGGGTGCGTGCGGTGATCATTGATGAGTTTCATGCGTTGAGTAAGCCTGCGATCACGTCCTGGTTAAAGAGCCTGGAGGAGCCGCAGCCGTGGAACTACTATTTCCTCTGCACCACTGATGCGGCCAAGGTGCCTGACGCTGTGCGTACGCGGTGCTATAGGGTCGATTTAAAACCGGTGCCCGTCAAGGCTATCACGGCGCTGCTCACTAACGTGGCCAGGCTGGAGAAGTGGAAGCTGCCTGCTGGTGTGGCGCAGCTCTGCGCAGAGGAGGCTACTGGCTCCCCACGGCAGGCGCTATCCTACCTTGCTGCCTGCGCCTCTGCTACCACGCTTGCAGAGGCTGAGGACTTGGTGCTGAACGCTCCCGCCGAGGAGATGGCGGAGGCGGTAGACCTGGCCAGGGCACTGGTGCAGCGTAAACGCTGGAAGGAAGTGCAGGGCGTGCTTGCAAAGTTGCAGGGAGCCAGCCCGGAGTCTGTGAGGCACGTGGTGCGTGCATATGTTAACAAGGTGGCCGTCGGTGCGCGTGATGAGAAGACGGCAGGGCTGAGTATTGAGATACTTGATGCGTTTGGTCAGCCGTTCTACCAGCCCGCTGATCTGACCGTCGCTGTTGGAAAGGTTCTGTTGTCATGAAGGTGACAAGCAAGGCTCCCGAGCCAATTGGGGAGATCGAGCGGTTCCTCCACAAGTATAAAGGGGAGCTGCGTATTGATCGGGATGGGCTGGATGATTGTGTGATCCGTCAGCCTGAGCTCTTCTATCATGTGGCGGCCACGCTGGCCGTCGCTACCGCAGAGCGTGATGCGGTCAAGCTGCAGCTGGAGGAGGCTGAGGCGCATGAGAGTCACAGCATCCGCCGTGCGGCTGTTCAACTGGAGGAGAAGCTGACGGAGAACAGCCTCAAGGAACGGCTGCGAATGTCCAGCAAGTTACAGGCTCTTGAGCAGGAGCTGCTGGTGGCCAAGGCTGACGTAGAGGCGCTGGCTGCGATGAAGGAGGCGTTCTCCCAACGCTCCTGGATGATCCGTGAGTTGGTGGCGCTGCACCTGTCTCGTGCTGCTAGCACGTCGATGGGTGGGGCGCGTGACAACCTCGCTTCTCCCAACGCTCCTGGATGATCCGTGAGTTGGTGGCGCTGCACCTGTCTCGTGCTGCTAGCACGTCGATGGGTGGGGCGCGTGACAACCTCGCTGACAAACGTCGTGAGGACCTGGGCGCTGTGCGCCGCAATCGGGGTGCGTAATGTTTGATTCACTGATGGACGTGGTGCGCACCATCGTGGTCGCCCTACTCATCCTGATCTTTGTCTACTGCTTGGTGCGGGGAGCTAGTTTTGCGTACTTCCGCTCCAGGTATGAACACTACCGTATGTTACAACGCCTGAAACGGCTGAAGTCGGAGGATAAGACGAATGGCCAAGTTTAAGTATCGTGGTGAAGGGCGCAGCGTGGAGAGTGCTTCGCGTCGTGCCAAGCAGTCAGGTGGTGGCTACGATAGCTACCTCCTGCCTGATATTCCCTTCTTCAAACCCAAGGAGGGGGAGAACGCTGTGCGTATCATGCCTCCCACCTGGGAGGATCAGGAGAAGTGGGGTGACAACTGGGAGATACAGGTCCACCTGCACCGCAACGTGGGCCCAGATGATGCTACCTATCTCTGCTTGGATAAGATGCTGGGCAAGCCTTGCCCACCGTGTGAGGCTCGGCGGCACGCGGCCGACGAGGATGAGGCAGACGCTCTGCGTATTCAGTGGCGTGCTCTGTGCTGGGTGATTGATCGTAACGATGAGAAGGCTGGGCCGCAGGTGTGGGGCCTCCCTGTCACGTTGTTCCGTGAGATCAACCTGCGGTCTATTGACCGGAAGACTAATCAGCTTGTGCTCATTGATCATCCGGAGGAGGGTTACGATCTGTTGTTCTCCAAGGAGGGTACTGGTAAGAAAACCAAGTACACCTCCATCGAGATTGACCGGGATCCTACGCCGCTCCATGACAATGAGAAGCGGCAGGACACGTGGCTGGATTATATCCAGGACAATCCTCTGCCGAACGTGCTCAACTTCTACGATGCCGAGCATATTGAAAAGGTATTGTTCGGTTCGGCACGGGCAGAGCGTACGGAGGAGCCGCGTGTGCGTGGCACTTCCAGGCGCGGCAATGGTGCAGCCGCCCCAGAGGAGGAAGACGCAGGGCGTGGGAGCCGTCGGTCTGCGCGCCGTGAGCCAGAGCCTGCTGAAGATGAGCAGGAGGATCGTCCGCCCACGCGGCGTGGTCGGTCTGAGCCTGAGGAGGAGACTGCCCGCCCTACTGGCCGCCGTGGGAGGACGGACCCTGAGCCAGAGGAGGCTGATGCCGAGGCTGCAGACGGTGAGGAGGAGGCTCCGCCGCCGCGTCGGGGGAGAACTACCCCACCGGCCGAGGACGAGCCTGCACCCACTGCAAGGCGTCCGCGTGCCGCGCCTGTGGAGGATGAGGCAGAGGACCCTCCGCCGCCCCGACGTGGAGGAGCAGCTGGCAAGTCTGGTGGTGACGAGGAGCCGGAAGGCCAGGCTCGGCGGCAGCTCTCCCGTCTCCGTGGTCGTGCGTCCAAGTAGGGAGTGAGCGTTAGGTTATGGAACGTAAACGTCTGAGCGGCACCCCTCCGGTTAATGGCACCGGAGGGGACTACTTCCCTGACGAGAGTAAGAGCACCGAATTCATTCCTAGCGGATGTGCGGTGCTCGACTGCGTTCTGGGTGGTGGTTGGGCCGAAGGCAGGATTGCCAATATCGTGGGTGACAAGTCCACAGGCAAAACCCTGCTCGCCATTGAGGCCTGTGCTAACTTCTCAAAGAAATATGCACGCGGCCGTATCTGGTACCGTGAGGCGGAGGCAGCGTTCGATGAGTACTACGCTGCCAAGCTAGGCCTCCCGATCAAGCGCATGGACTTTGGTGAACATGGCCTGGGCACCCAGTGGTCTACGGTAGAGGACATCTGGGATGATCTGAATAAGGCTATCGCCATTTGTAAGCGCACCAAGCAGCCTGGCCTATACATCGTGGACTCATTGGATGCCCTGACCAGCCGTGCAGCGATGAGCCGCAAGGTGGGTGAGGGTTCCTTCAACCTGGAGAAGCAGAAGATACTGAGCCAGATGTTCTCAGAGCTGATCCGTGATCTGCGTGATGCACGGATAACAATCCTAATCATCTCGCAGGTGCGGGACAAGATAGGGTTCGTGGTGGGTGAGAAGCATCGACGGTCTGGTGGCAAGGCTCTGGACTTCTACGCCACGCAGATTGTCTGGCTGTCGCATCTGAAGAATTTGGTGCGCACCCTGGATAACATCAAGCGTGTGACCGCTGTACGGGTGCGGGCCAAGTGCAAGAAGAACAAAGTCACGATGCCCTCCAGGGATTGTGACTTCACGATACGCTTCGGCTTTGGGGTGGAGGACATAGAGGCCTCGGTGGAGTGGCTGGAGCACCATAAGAAGCTGGACCTGCTGGGCCTGAGGGTTAAGGATATAGATGGCTACTTGGCGGAGGCAGCTGATATGCCCGGCCAGGAGTACCAGGTGCGCGCGGCTGAGGTGCGCCAGGCGATGTTTGCTGCCTGGACAGCTGTGGAAAAGAAGTTTGGACCCACTCACAGTAAATATGGGTGAACTGGAAATGCAGAACTGGTTTGTGATCACGGCCCACTCAAGGCGGGAGCGATGGGCAGCAGAGAACATCAGGAATCAGGGTGCGGAAGCCTATGTGCCTGTCATGGAAGTGAGAGGCAAGCGTGGGCAGATCAAGGCGCACACAGAGCCTGTGTTTCCCGGTTATGTGTTTGCGCGCACCACAGGCCAGTGGCGGTTCCTGCTAGGAACGTTTGGGGTGCGCTCCCTGCTCATGACTGGTGATCTACCCAGTACCTTATCGGACAAGGAAATCAGACGTCTGAAGGCCAGGGAGACAGATGGTGTGGTGATGCTGCCGCGCCTGCCCACCAACAAGTTACGTGCAATGCGCAAGGGTGTTCGCGTGATGGTCAAGGGGGAGAACGCGCTGGCCGGCATGTATGGCGTGTATGATGGAATGGGGCCGCAGCAGAGGTGCAAGGTGCTCCTGGATGTGATGGGGCGCACGGTGCCGATGTTGGTGGCCAGCGATCAGCTGGAGGAGATAGCATCGTGAGCTGGGACTGGGAGCACCTGGAGAAGGAGTCTAAGCGTGATACTCTGAGTATCTTCATCGTGAGCATCACGGTGTTCTGGATGGGGGTGCTAGCTTTACTGGCATGGGTGATATCATGACTAATGTGGCGAGGCGCGGGAGCACAGGCGTCGTGTGCTCTTTCCTCATGGCTGCGCCCGTAACGCCTACGCCGGGGCCACAGCATATAATAAGGAATACGTGGTGGTGCTTGATACGATAGCCAGGTCCGTCAAGGAGCGACTTGCTAACGGCTCCTTGTCAACGGAGTCAAATCAGAGTAAGTGAAACGCCATCCCAATCAAACCATCGGGCCTGCGGTAGCGTGACATGTGCCGCACATGTGATCCGGTGTTCATAAAATAATGGTGCTCAAATGGAGCGTAAGAGGCTCACGACATTTAAGGTAGGCAAGCCTCCGGGACCTGGTAGGCGCAAGGGTGTGCCAAATAGAAGTACCAGGGTGCTGAAGGAGGCAATCCTGATGGCTGCGGAATCTACAGGTGATGACCGCAGAGGTAGGGGTGGACTATGTGGCTACCTCAGGTGGGTGGCACGGCATGAGCCCAAATCGTTTTGTATGTTGTTGGGCAGGGTGTTGCCCACGCAAATCGCTGGTGATCCTGATAGGCCATTGCGGGTGATTGCTGAGGGTGTGAGTCCACAGGAGGCTGCTCAGCTGTATGCCGATACGCTCAAGCACCTGGCTCTGCCATCCTACCAGCAGATGGATCCTCTGATGATAGAGGGAACAGTAGCTGATGACTGATAAACACGCGGGCCTAATCAAGCGACTTGAGCGCATCGCCATGCCGACGACCATTGAAGCTGCCGCCGAGATCGCTCGCTTCCGGGCAGAGAATGAGCAGCTCCGTGAGGAACTCCGTATCAAGACGGATGAGGTTACTGCGCTTACGGAATTGTTGGACGCGCGAGTGTTGGTAGCGGCCGCACAGGGTTACTGATAACATGGCGAAAGCGATGCTTGCTGTGGAGATTGATGGGCAGTGGATCGAGCTCGGGGAGGTGGCAACCATCTCCGAGTGGGGGCCGAGTACCGTGGTATTTGTGCTGGTCGAGAAAGCAGCGGTTGTGACACTGCCCGAGCAGGGTCGCTACAGGCTCATCAGGCAGGACGGTACGACAACTGTCATGCTCTTGCGGAATGTCACCGAGCTCGGCCTACGCATCGTGGGTGCGTTTGTTGACATTGAGATGCGGCCGCTACCACCACTCGGCTATCATGGTGCTACTCAGGTGACTGACGCTGAGGTGCACCAGTTCTGTGAGGAGTTGCGCAGTAATGGGCAGGTACGTGAGTAAGGGTGTGCTCCACAGATGGAGCAAAGAGGAAGACAGGATCATCGAGGAGAACTACGCTCTGATGAGTGCCAAGCGTCTCGCTGCTATTCTGCCACACAACCGGACGCCAGAGGCAATCAGGACGCGAGCCCACAAGGTGTTGAAGGTGCGTCGGGTGTATACTGTTGGTACTGTCTCTAACGTCCCTGACACTGCTAGGATGGAGCGTCTCCGGTATCTGCGTGAAGTGAACAGGCGTTCCCTAGAGAGGATTGCTCGTGATCAATCATTGGCTGTACAAGGTAGTCCCGACAAGCAGGGCTGAGGCTACTGGTTGGCGCAAGATCACCTGGGCTCTGTTCGGGAATGATCAGGGTGGCTTGTTCGGTGAGCGTGATCATTTTGCAGAACGCTACGTTGCGGATGGGCCGTCATTTGGGCTCGCTGCTCTGTGGTGGCTGCGCAATCCAGCTGCCAATCTGTTCAAGGTGGTGCTGCGCTGGCCGCATGATCCAATGCGGGTGCTGTTCGAGGTGGCCAAGGGTCGTGGTGTCAGGTTCTGGTTTGAGCGTGAGCAGGAGAAGTGGGTGGACCCTGGTGACCCTAGTGTTTGGCAGTTCACTATTGCGGCTGTGCCACCTGGTTTCTTCTATCGTGGGCCAGGACCCAGTGATGGTTACTGGCTCTGGCACTCGGATGGTTGGCTGTGCTTCCCGTTCCCTACTGCGCGCCCATTCTGGTTTGGTGCTATCGTGTACGGCCTGATTGGCCTGGGCATCTACGCACTGTTCTGGTTATGACACCACGCCCGGACAGAAGCAGGAACAGCAGGGTGCCACTCTCCCCTGGTGAGAGAATTGGCACGTGGGTGATCGTTGCGGTCATCATTGTAGTTGTGGGCTTGGTACTCCATTGGGTGATGGGATGATCCTGTTCCTACTGTTCATCTGTGCTATCGTAGTTGGTGGGTACGGCATCCACAAAGCACGCGATGCTGATAGTACGTTCATGTTTGGCATGTGGGTGTGGTTGGGTGCGCTGGGTGGCATTCTCTCGATGTTCTGCTTACTCGCATAAGAAGGAACACAAGCTATGATCACCGGCCTGGTCTACCTTGCGATCTATATACTCGTCCTGTGCGTTGTTATCGCGCTGCTGCTCTACATCGTTAGAACAGCACCATGGGGTGATGAGCACATCAAGGGAATTGCGCGCTGGGTGCTCATTGTACTCGGTGCTCTCATCGCGTGTCTGCTGCTGCTCAACTTCATAGGAGTAGCAGACGTTGGCGTGCCCTTTCGACGGTAGGCCACGCACGTCACGGGTGCTGCCACCTCCTGGACCAATACCGCCTGCTCCACCGTCAATCTGTCAGGGTTGTTGAGATGTGGACCATCCCCCAAGACCTATTCACTGATCTTGGCTGGCAGTTTGCAGGGATTGTTCTGCTGATCATTGTCGTGACAGCACTCGTGATCTGGCTCTGGAAAAGAAGCAGCCCGTAACTCACTATGCTAAGTCAACCTCCCTGGAGCCCAGACTACGCAGCGCTGTTCCGCTGGCGGCAGGCGCAGCTTATCCGTATGGCAAAGGACCCAAAGTACGCAGTGGGTGCGTTGGAGTACTACCGTACGCGGCCTGTTGAGTTCATCCTGCACTGGTGTGACACCTACGATCCCCGAATGGCCTCGGGTGACCTGGTGGCTGATCTGCAGAGTGGTGCAGACTTCACAGCTCCCACTACCCAGAGCAAGTCCATGGTGCGGATGCCCATGATTATGTGGCAGCGCCAGGTTGACCTGGTCAACTTCCTCTGGAGTTGCCTGGCGTACAAGAGCAATGGGCTGATCGAGAAGAGCCGTGATGCTGGTGCTACCTGGGTATGTTGCTGCTTCAGCATCTGGATGTGGCTGTTCCTCCCTGGCTCTGATGTGGGATGGGGTAGCCATAAGCAGGACCAGGTTGACGTGCTCGGTGTTATGAGCTCCATCTTTGAGAAGATCAGGACGCTGATCCGAGGCCTGCCTCCTGTGTTCCTGCCGGAAGGGTTCTCTCAGCGCGAGCACCTGATGTTTATGCGGGTGGTCAACCCAGTGACTGGCTCCACTATCATTGGTGAGTCCGGTGATAATATCGGACGTGGTGGCCGCACCACCATCTACTTCAAGGATGAGTCTGCTCACTACGATCACCCCGAGGCTATCGAGGCAGCTCTCCTGGCCAACACGGATGTGCAGATAGACATCTCCTCCGTCAACGGCCTGGGCAACGTGTTCCACCGCAAGCGTGAGGCTGGTGTTGAGTGGGAGCCCACCAGGCCGGTCACTCGTGGCAAGACCAACGTGCTGATCATCGACTGGCGTGATGATCCACGTAAGACACGTGAGTGGTACGAGGAACGCAGATCAGATATGGAGGATAAGGGTCTGCTCCATGTCTTCCGGCAGGAGGTAGATCGCAACTACGCTGCCTCCCTAGAAGGTGTGATCATTGATCCTGATTGGGTAGAGGCTGCGATAGACGCCCACCTGAAAATCCCTGGCATGGAAGATGGGCCCTGGTCTGCTGCGCTGGATGTGGCTGACGAGGGTGGTGATTTGAATGCGCTGGTCAAGCGCAAGGGTGTAGTGATCAAGTACGTGAACGAGTGGGGCTCCCCTGATATTGGGGTGAGTAGCCGCAAGGCCATTGATATCTGTGGGCCGCACGCAACGCAGAGCAGCTATGGGATCAAGCTGTACTACGATTGCAATGGTGTTGGCTCCACTGTGAAGGCTGAGAGTAACCGCCTCCAGCGGGATGGGGATATGCCCAAGGGCATGCATCTGGTGCCATGGGATGCTGGTAGCTCAGTTCTGTTCCCAGATGAGAACATCATCACTGGTGATAGGAACAGCATGTTGAATAAGGACTTCTACCACAACCTGAAATCACAGGGCTGGTGGCAGCTCCGGTTGCGCTTTGAGCGCACCTACAAGATGATCAAGGCGGGCAGGCGCTATCCACCTGACCAGCTGATCTCCATAGACAGCAAGTGTAACAAGCTGCGTACACTCCAGAAGGAGTTGAGCCAGCCCACTATGACCAAGTCTGGTCGGCTGAAGTTGTTGATTGACAAGAAGCCAAAAGGGTCCCGTTCACCCAACGTGGGTGACGCGGCCATGATGGTGTTCTGGCCACCGGATCAGGGTGCGTACGATCACACACTGAGCTGGGTAGCATGAAATGGATGTACTAGAACTGTCGTTCTTCTGTGAGTGTTGTGGTAGGCACGAGTTCACCGTGCGTTATCGAGAGGCTGATGAGCCGTTGGGTTTCTGGTTGAGTGTTGTGGTGCAGCCGGCAATGACTGTGGCCCACATAATGGCCTCTCCCAACTGCCCGAGCTACAGCGCTGATTTGCAGCTGCCTCTTCCGTCAGATGCTAACATCGGCAAACGTACCATCAATTAAGGATACTCGCCATGCGGGCAATACTGGACAGCCTGGTCAACTTTGTCACTGGGCTAGGCACCTCCAAGGACGTTAAGACGCAGCTCCAATACGTACTGGAGCCGCTCACGCAGGTGGGAAGTGGCCTACCGCGCCAACTGGATGGCGCGCAAGGTGGTGGACATCCCTGCCTACGATATGACCCGAGAGTGGCGTGGGTGGCACACTGGTAATACGAGCATCGAGGAGATTGAGAAGCTGGAGCGCATCCTGCTGGTGCCACGCAAGACGCGTCACGCAATCACCTGGGGACGCCTCTATGGTGGGTCCGCAATGATCATGGGGTTGGGTGGACGGCAGAGTAATTTCGCACAACCACTGGATGTGGAGAAGGTGGCCAAGGGTGATCTTGAGTTTCTGCACGTAGTGGGCCGCTATGATCTGAACTGTGGGCCCACAATTGAGGACCTGACATCCCCCTACTACGGTGAGCCTGAGTACTACGAGCGGCGCAGCACAGGTACTGTCAGCTCGATCAAGATACACCCTTCGCGCGTGGTGCGCTTCAACGGTGCTCTGCTTCCCAACCAACAGCTTGCGGCTGATGGCTGGGGTGACAGCATCCTCCAAGCCATTGACGAGTCAATCAAGGGTGCAGCCCTGGTGGCGTCTGGCACAGCCACCTTGGTCAATGACGCCAAGATGGATGTGCTGCGAATGCCACATCTGTCTGACAATATGAGCACGCAGGAGTACCGGGACCGGTTGACCACTCGACTCACCTACGCCAATACGGTCAAGGGGATGATGAACACGCTGCTCCTGGACAAGGAGGAGGAGTGGGAACGCATCCAGACCAACCTCGGTGGCCTGCCTGATATCCTCAAGATGTTCCTGCTCATGGTGTCTGGTGCGGCTGATATCCCGGCCACCCGCATGCTGGGCCAATCTCCGGTAGGCATGAACAGTACAGGTGAGAGTGATTTGCAGAACTATTATGATCGTATCGCTGCTGAGCAGAACGATCTGGGTACCTCGATGGAGCGGTTGGATGAGGTGCTCATCCGTTCCGCCACAGGTAGCCGTGGCTCAGACATCTACTATGAATGGCGTCCTCTGTGGCAGACGTCTCCGCAGGAGAAGGCCACCACAGACAAGGCGAAGGCTGACGCATTCAAGATCGACGTGGATTGCGGCCTGATCGCACCTGAGGTGCTGAAGAAGGCACGCGAGAACCAGCTGATTGAGGATGGTGTCTATCCGGGCTTCGAGGAGGCCCTGGAGGAATATGGAACCGACGACGTGGATCACCTACCACCCACTCCCGAGGAGCAAGCTGAGCAGGCAAAGATCGCGAGTGAGCAGCGCCTGCAGATCACCTCACAGATGGGTGGTGTGCAGGAGGTCGAGGAGGAGTAGGACGATGCCCCAAGGCGTCGCTGATCTCCCGATGGTTATTTTAGTTGCTATAACCCTTGCCTGCCTGGCTGGGTTGTTGTTCATGCTTTGGCTCCGTTGGCACACCAGGGACTAGAATGAACTATCTGTTCAAACGTTGTTCCTGTCACCCGTATAGCAGGGTGAGCCCACACGTGTTCCTCGCCGATGGTGGTAATCCTTCCGCCATCCGGGATGCTTCTCGTCGGCGAGACCCAACCGGGACCTTGGCTGTTCGTCAGCGGTTCTGGCGAGAGCTGGAGGGTCGCCTCCGCACGCTCAAGCGGCTTATCACCCAGGCTGTTACTGAGCGTGACGTTCTTGGCATCGGGACCGTCTCGGTTGGGAGTATCAGCGCAGCAGCGATGCAGCCTCACGACCCTGATGCACCTCATCCAGGCATCATGGGCCCACCCACCTCTGGGCGGACGGTGACTACGTTCCAGAGGTGGGTGGATGCTGCACTTGAACAGACGCTGCTCGGTAAGGGTTCTCTGGGAGCCTGGCTAGAGCCTCATGTTAAAGCAGCCTACAGATTGGGTGCAGAGCGTGCAGGCCAGTTGGCTGGGGTGACGCCCACCTATGACCCCGATCGCGTAGAAGTCCTCCAGCGGCTCGCTGTAGTGGAGCTGCAGGGAATCATGGAAGTTATCTCCCAGAAGGCAGTGCGCGCAGTTGGTGAGGGGATGCTGACCAACCAACGTGCTCCGTTCATTGGGCGTGCTATCAATCAGGTTGTTGATCGTATTGGCCTGGTGCGTGGCCGTATGCTCACTGATACGTTCTCCGTGCGCGCGCACGCAGAGGCTACGCTGGACGTGTTCGTGCAGGCCAATGTGAAGAAGGTAGGCCTGATCCCAGAATACCTGAAGCCAATCCGGCTTGGTGACGCTGGCGAGGTCGAGGTCCTGACGGCTGGCGATGATGATGTCTGTGAGGAGTGTGAAGACATCTCCGACAATGGACCCTACGATCTGGATGAGGCGCGTGGGCTTATTCCTGCTCACCCCAGGTGCCGTTGTGCGTTTGTACCGTTCTTCGATGAGCGGTTTGCGGACCCAGAGGACCCTGAGTGGTTTGAGGAGGACGCTGCTTTTGCAGATAACTTCAACGAGGGGGATCACCCACGCGACAAGGATGGCAAGTTTGCATCTGGTGGTGGTGGTGGAGGAGAAGAAGAGGCAGGTGGTGCTGGTGGGGGCCTGGTGGCTGCGCCAGATCGCTCTACCTGGCCAGCGCATATACAGGAGCTAGGGGTACCACCTGCGTGGACTAACGTGCGGATCAGCATGGACCCAAATGCTGACTTGCAGGTGGTGGGCCGTGATGCTAAGGGTCGTTCACAATACGTTTACTCAGAGCGGTTTGCGGAGTCCCAGGCAGCAGCCAAGTTTGAACGCATCCGTGAGCTCAATGCGAAGTACGACAAAATCGCAGAACAGGTGTCAGGCCTCCGAGGCAGCAGCGATCCACGTATAGCTGAGCACGCTGATACGATGGCGCTGATTATGGAGACGGGTATTCGGCCAGGTGGTACTGGGGATACTGGTGCTGAGAAGCAGGCGTATGGTGCCACCACGCTGGAAAGCCGTCATGTGCATGTTGGTTCTGATGGTGGGGTATCACTACGGTTTGTGGGGAAGAAGGGTGTGGACCTTGACATCCCTGTTAAAGATCGTGGGATTGCTGCGATGCTGAAGGAACGGGCAGCGGCTGGTGGGCAGCTGTTCCCCAACGTCAGCGCGGCCTCGCTGTCTGGTTTCACCAAGGAACTGAACGGTGGTGGGTTTAAGACCAAGGACTTCCGTACCTCGGTGGGTACGCGCACAGCTCTTGCGGAGATAGGCAGCACCCCAACACCAAAGGATGCTAAGTCCTATAAGAAGGCAGTGATGGCAGTTGCCAAGGTGGTATCCACTCGATTGGGCAATACACCTACGGTTGCGTTGCAGGCCTACATCGACCCAACGGTATTCACAAGGTGGCGCAATGAAGCCAGCGTATGACGCCCACTTTGGTTCGATAGGCAAGCCAGTAGACTGGCGTGGCATGCGCAAGCCTGTCGACGATCTTGATGATGATGCTGACAGGCCCACCGAGAAGTACGTGGTAGACTTGCTGGGGTTTGACCCAGCTGACACGACTGATCTCCAGGATGACTTCAATGAGAGGGATCACCCCAGGGATAAGGCTGGAAAGTTTACCTCTGGTGGAGGCGGCAGCAGCAGTGAGGGTACTGCTGCTGCAGAGATTTCGGCTGGCGCAATTGGGGACAAGGAGCAGATTGCCAAGCTGAAGATTATGGCTAAAGGTGCGCAGGGTACTTCACCCGAACGTAAAGCAATCAGGGAAGGTATCAAGAACGCCCAAACTAAGGAGGAGGCGTACTATGGTCACGAGAAGGTGGTGGCCAGCTTCCTCAAGCAGCATGATCGTTTGGCAGGGAAGGGTAAGGACACTGGTGAGACAGCGTTTAAGATCAACAACTACTGTGCAAAGCACGGCATCGCTAATCCTCTGGACCCTGCAGATGCGCTCAAGGGTATGTCTAAGAGTAAGGCTGACGACATCAAGGCGGCAGTTTCTAGCGTGTCGGGCAGCAGTGGGGCGGAGAGTGGCAAGAGTGGTGGGGCGAGTTACTCCGATGTTGAGGTAGAGGCGTTTAATCGACTAGCAGGTCTTATTGGGAAGGATGCAGCAAAAAGTAATGCTGCACAGGCAAAGGCGATGATGGCGCAGGATAAGTCTGTGGCTAAGATGTCACCTGCTGAGGCTTCACATATTGTGGCCTACTCGGGCAGCACCTATACATCCCTCAATCGGCAACTGCGTGAGGAGAAAGTAGAGCCGAAGATGTGGGGACACGTCAACGGTCTAAATGCTGCGCTGGAGAAGCTGCCTGTGCACGAGGGTGAGGTGTACCGCAAAGCGTCTTTGAAGTCTGACGTTCATGAGCAGTATAAGGTGGGCATAGTTGTGGAGGAGCGAGGCTTCACCAGCACGTCTACAAATAAGGACGTTTGGCATGGCAACGTACACTTCACAATCAAGAGCCTGACTGGTCGCCGCATAGAGAAGCTGTCTAAGCACAAGAGTGAGAAGGAAGTGCTGTTCCGGTCGGGCACACGGTTTAGGGTGACCAGGCGTGAGGAACAAACTAATGCGCTTGGCAAACGTACCATAATTCACATGGAGGAAGTCAGTGGCCGCTAAACCAAAGAGACACACCAAGCAGGATGAGCCGCCTCCGGGTCTGCTCCCTGACGGCAAACTAAACATCGTCACCGACGACTATGACGATGCGCTGATCGAGGACCCTAAGAACGAGGACACCTCCAAAGAGGACAAGTGACTCGTCTCACCCCAGAGGAGATAAGCTATGGCTGACTTTGTTTTCAACATCGCCAAGGGTGCTGTCGCAGAGAAGGTGCGTGACGGTGCTTCTGTTTTGGGCATGATGCTGCTCAAGGTGTCAGAGGCTGATGCCACGCTCAAGGACCGTGATGACCTGGCGGCCATCCTGGCTAACGGTTCCACCGAGGCCGACTTCACCAACTACGCGCGCAAGACCGGCCTGACCGCTACCATCACGGTTGACGACACCAACGACCGGGTGGACGTGGACATCCCCGACCAGACCTGGACATCGGCTGGTGGTGGCACCAACAATACGCTTACTGATCTGATCGTGTACTACCAGGAAGCTGCGGCGGATGCGTCCCGTGTTCCGCTCACGCTTCATGATTTTGCCGAGACCACCACTGGCTCGGACATCACCGCACAGGTGAACGCGGCAGGCTTCTTCCGCGCATCCTGATCTACCTTCCCCTCACATCTTTGGAGACTACGCCATGGAGCCGACCCTGCCCGCATGGGCCACACGCAATTCCGAGACCGGCGTTATCACGGTGAACGCCGCTGAAGCCTATCCTGCGATCCTCACCGTGATCGCCACCCACCAGGACCGCATGCTCGAGGGTGTGAAGGACAAGGAGACCCGTGGGTCCCTGGTGCCCAACCAGCTGGATATGTCCAAGATTGATCAGTACTGGGCAGAGGTTGCCCTGCAGATCATGAAGCTGGCGGTCCAGGACGCAATATTCGGCAGCGAGTGGGACCCGACACCCAAGAGTGCTCTGGTCATTCACATCGACGCTGGTGGTGACGCCTCCGTGAAGGAGACGTGGGCCCAGGCCAATCTGCCGGAAGGCCGAGGCGTCAAGGCTGCGCAAGGTGCGGAGGTCAAGCAAATCTTTGACCAGGTGCGCAAGCGTCTATAGGCTAATAGGCTTTATAGGCTTGCACCCATTCTGGATCAGGGAGTTATCCACATGGCCTCAGTCGGCTACGGAATATTCACGGAGGCCGCAGTCGCGTTGGCTGCGGCAACCGCCAAGAGCATCATTGGTGCGAAAGCTCATGCCAACAGCGGACTGCAACTCAAGAGTTTTGAGGTTGCGTTTGATGGTGTCACGGCTGCTGGTGTGCCTGTACTGGTGGAGGTTATGTACGCCACCTTTGCAACCAACTCTCCTGGCACTGCTTCTACCTCCGGCACTGTTCGTCAGCAGTATGGGCGTCTGCTCACGGCAGGGTTTACTTGTGCGTACGCTTGGACTACTGAGCCCACAGTACTGACACCGATCAAGCGGTTCACACTGGCGCCAGACAAAGGCATCATCGCGTACCAGTGGCCGCTCGGTCAGGAGCCTGACAGTGCCCTGGCGGAAGGGTTCGTGATTCGCTGCAACGCTCCGGCGATTGTGAACGCCAACGCCAGCATGGTGCTCGAGCGTATCTAGCATGCCTCTAGTAGACAGCAATCTCCAGGCAACCTGGGACAGCCTGTACCGCTGCCGTGACGGTAACGGTCAGGTTATTCACTATGTGCGCGCTGGCCTGAAGCAGTACGTTGGTGATGGTGCTGATATCCTGATCGACGTGCTGGCCGCCAAAGGTATGGTGGCTGGGCAGCGTATCGCCTTGGTGGGTGCGGGCTTTGGGTGGGTGGCAGAGCGGTTTGTGGCTAGGGGCTTTGGCCCAATGGCTAACGGCACCGCTGCTGGACGGGTAGCAGCCATTGACACCTCGACCTGGATACAGGCTAACAGGGCGGGCAATGCCAACGTCAACATCCTCAACGCTGACGTGAATGGTGCTACTGGACGGCGCGCGGTGCGGCAGGAGTTTGGTTCGAATAACACCGTAATCGACTGGGCAATAACCGAGGACGTGCTGCCCATACTATCTGGAACCGTGATCGGGCAGGCGAGTGAGATTGTGCCGTTCTGTCAGAGCGTGCGCGCGCTGGCAACCAACGTAGCGCACTGGCTCACGACTGGAACTCGGCGTTATGACAACCCAGAGGTGTGGGCTGGGGACTCACGACTGAACTGGAAGACGTTGGAGGACTGGAAGGCGTGGACAACACCCGATTGGGTAGTTGCGCGTAATGAGAACGGTCGGGTGCTCTGATGGCTCTACCTGTTACTATTGCCTCTCTGATCCCACCGTATGCTGGGCCGTATAAATCTAGTGTCGGCAATTATTACGTGTTTGGCTATACGTCTACCTTGGCGGCGTATAAGGCAACGGACCCAACATCCTCATTCAGTTCTGTGGACACCGAGGGGACGATCCCTGATTTGCGTGCTCTTCGAGGAGTGCAGGTTGGGGACACGATTAACCTGATTATGGCCTACGGGAACAGCGGTTTAAACGGCTCTATCAGGTTTATCACGTTTGACATGTCCACGGATACGTTTGGTACCATGCAAGATATTGCGACCGCATTAAATTTTGCATCAAGCACAGCGGTTCTTCAGCATTTCTGCGATCTTGTGGTCCGCTCAGACGGGTCTATGATTGCGCTGTTTAACACCGAGAATGTTGCCACCATGGGGTCTGACTATTCTCGTGTTGCAGTTTGTATTCGAAACTCCAGTGGTGTCTGGGGTGCTACGCTTACTGACATAACCGCTGGTGGAACGATTGATTGGAGAGCCGCTGCGGCAGAGTTAGGGTCTAGTGACCGAACGCACTTGATGTACCGTTCTTTGACTGACAACATTGTGTACCATCGTACACTTACTGGTGCAAATTCTCTGCAAGCCAACTCTAATAGCGGTGCAGTTCTTTTGACGACGCTTCCTGAGCGAGGTGTCAGCTATGATCTGGGTGGGACAATTAAGATTGTTTTGGCTGGTTCTGTCACAGGTGGTCTAGGGGCACTCTCTTTTGATAGTGCCGACTCTGTTACCTGGTCGTCCATTGGAGCGACGTTTGGGTCAGGCGTTAGTTCTACTATGCTAGAGACATTGAATAATGGTAGCGACCTATGGGCATTATATCAGCAGACTTCCAGCGACGATAACGTGATGGCGGTGAAATCTACTGACCACGGGGCAACTTGGGGTACGGCCGTTCTTGCACACGACCTTGCTGCAAACGCCACAGCTGTTAGCGATGCCGATGTTGTTTATACTCGTGGTGGCAACACGGTAATTCCCTTTGTCACGTTTGTCAGCCCAAACTCTCTTTACAATGAGTACGCTTTACCGGCTGAGGCTAGGCGGCAACCTCCTACACGTGGCACATCTTACGCAGTGACGCGGGCATCGAGCTGGTAGTATGGCACGGTTTGGCCGCTCATCTCCATCACGCAGCCTCGCAGTATCACACCGGTGGGTGGGTATTGCGGGCGTTACCAACATCGGTCTGGCCACCGAGACGGATGAAAGTCAGGCGATCACGCGCGCTAAGGTGCGTGCGATTGGCCAGATCACCGAGACGGATACTGCTCAGGCGATCACCAGGAGCAAGCTACGCACCCTCGGGTTGAACACAGAGGCTGATACCAGCCAGGCAACCTCTCGCCGCAAGACCCGCGCGCTGGGTCTGAACACTGAGACGGATGTCAGCCAGCCGCGTGTTACGTCAGTCACTCGCGCTATCGGGCTGACCACAGAGGCGGATACATCCCAGCCGGTCACGCGCCGCAAGCTGCGTGCCATCGGGTTAGTCAGTGAAGCCGACAGCAGCCAGCCACTGACGCGTTTGAAGGTGCGGGCGGTAGGTCTGGCTACCGCCACCGAGATTAGCCAACCTGTCACGCGCCTGAAGGTCCGGGCACTAGGTCTGACCGCCGAGACGGATACCGCCTTCGCGGTGGTCCACAGAAAGATACGCTTCCTTGGCCTGAACACAGAAGCGGACAGCACCTTCGCGGTTGTCCACTTCAAGCTGCGCTCGCTGGGTCTGAACACCGAGGCGGATGCAGCACAAACAATAACTCCTACCACGTCCACGCTGCATCCCATTGGGTTGACCACTGAGGCTGATAGCACATTCTCTGTAACCAGGAGCAAGCGACGCAGCACAGGCCTGAACACAGAGGCTGACAGCGCGTTTGTAATAACGCGGCGCAAGCTACGCACCCTCGGGTTGAACACAGAGGCTGATAGTACATTCGCTGTAACCAGGAGCAAGCGGCGCAACCTGGGGTTGACCACTGAAGCTGACAGCACGTTTGCGGTTGTTCACTTCAAGCGGCGCACGCTGGGTCTAAATACAGAGGCAGAAACCAGCCAGGCTATCACTCGTAACAAGCTGCGCGCTTTTGGCCTGACCACAGAGGCAGATGCTACCTTTGCGATTGTGCATTCTAAGCAGCGTGCCCTGGGCCTGAACACAGAGGTTGATACCAGCCAGCCTCTTGGACAGACTACGGTGGTTGCGCTTGGGCTGACCACCGAGGCGGATAGTGCGTTCATTGTTACCAGGAGCAAGCTACGCAGCACTGGCCTCAATACAGAGGCAGACGTCTCCCAGGCTATAACGCGCACTAAGCGGCGCAACCTGGGGCTGAATACAGAGGCGGACAGCTCCTTTGCAGTGGTCCGCAGGAAGACACGTTTCACTGGGCTGAACGCGGAGACAGACGTCTCCCAGTTGATGGCGCGGCTGAAGCGGCGCACCATCGGGTTGACCACCGAAGCGGACAGTGCGTTTGTTCTGCCACATACCAAGGTTCGTTCCCTTGGCCTGACCAATGAGGCGGACAGCTCATTCGCAGTAGCGCGGCGCAAGCTGCGGCTGATGGGGTTGAACTTAGAGGCTGATCAAGCGATTGCGCTTGGTACAACTCTGCGTGTCAATCTTGGGTTGACCACAGAGGCTGACAGTGCGTTTGCTGTCACACGTTTGAAGCGTCGTTTGACAGGGTTGACAACGGAGGTTGACAATTCTTTTGCGATAGTATATAGCAAACAACGTGCCATTGCACTTAGCGTCGAAGCTGACACAGCGTCTGCGGTAGCACGTCTCAAACGAAGAATCACTGGGCTAGCTGCAGAAGCTGATAGTGCATTCGCTGTTGCGCATCAGCGTACTCGCCAAATCAATCTCGCTCTTGAGATTGACAGCGTCTTCCCGTTCCTACTCCCACGCATCCATACGCTGGGGTTGGTGCTGGAAACTAACCAGGCCTTCACCATTGGGCCTGCTACTGACCGGCTGCTTGGGTTGATCACCAATGGCATGCTGGTGGGCACTGTGGGTGGCGAGGCACTGATCGGGATTTACGGCCCGACGGGTGAGTTGCTTACTGGTGTGCTCAAGAGCGATACGCTGTCCGGTGTTGTTGATGTGGACAGCGATCTGCTAACCGGGATCCTGGGGACTTAGGATGGCTGCAAGCATCACGATGACCCGTGGGGACACGCGCATCATCCCGATGCAGATCAATGACTCAGCCGGAGCAGCTGTTGACCTAACTGGTATGGCTGTGCGCTGGTGGCTGGCCAAGTCTGTGCGCGCAACCGCTTACGCTCTGCAGCTGTCCATCGGTTCTGGCGTCACAATCGTAAACGCGGCTGGTGGTCGCCTGGATGTGATCATTACCGCTGCCCAGTCCGCCGTCCTGGAAGGGCAGTACTACTTCGAGCTGGAGCTGACTAGTGGTAGCCAGGTGTTCACCCCAGCTGATACCAAGGGCACTCTCACAGTAGTTGCGGATTTGATCAGGCCATGATCTACGCCAATGGAGAGTTCAGTGGCTACGCCTGCCTCTTCGGTGAGGTGGCACAGGGCTATGGTTTTACCATTGCGCCTGGTGCCTTCACCAATTGGTTGGAGGAGTGGGTAGAGGCTGGTAGCCCACCACTCCCCAGCTTGTGGAACCACGATGCGGCTGAGCCCATCGGTTCCATCATTGAGATACGCCAGGACGACACTGGCCTGTGGGTGCGTGGGCGGCTGACTCTGGACGTTGAGCGTGCGCGCGAGGTTGCTGCCCTACTCCAGAGTGGTGTCGTCAAGGGCATGTCCATGGGCTTCCACGCTGGTCGTGAGGAAGAGGGTAAGAGGGGCGAGCCTGACACGATCTATGAGGTGACTAACCTCACAGAAGTTTCCCTCGTCACATTCCCTGCGCTTGAGAATGCGCAAGTGGACGGAGACAACACCATGTACTTCACGGATGCGCTTGAGCTGGATGATGCTTCTATTCAGCGTACGCCCGACGGCTACCTGGTGGCTTATGCCAGAGTAGCACGTACCGGCATCCAGACCTACAAGGGTTATGAGGTTGGGCGGCCAGAGCTGCCTGAAGTGCGCGTGTACCGTCCCTCAGAGGAAGTGTTCTCCGACAGGGCGATGGCCTCGATTGCGCACAAGCCCATCACCAACAATCACCCCAATGAGTTTGTGACTGCCCGCAACTGGCGCAAGCTGTCCATCGGCCAGATCGGTGGCGAGGTTGTGCGGGACGGAGAGTTTGTCCGCGTGCCTATGGTCCTCATGGATGAGGATGCCATCAAGCGGTTCGAGGACAAGTCCGCGCGCCAGCTCTCCCTAGGCTACACTACCGAACTGAAATGGCAAGACGGGATGACCCCAGACGGCCATCCGTACGACGCTGTTCAAACAGCGATCAAAGCAAACCATCTCGCAGTCGTCGCCGTGGCTCGTGGTGGTCCCCAACTACGCATCGGCGATACTGTCAGCAGAGGAGAAGAACCTATGACCACACCCGCGATGCGCTCCATCCTAGTCGATGGTGTCTCGTTGGAAGTCAACGATGTTTCGGCCGCTGTGATCCAGCGGACGCTCTCGCGCTTGGAGGAGCAGCTCGTTTCCCTCCGCAAGCGTGTGGACGAGGAGGAAGAGGACAAGAAGAAGGCGAAGGACGCCCTGACTTCTGACTCCGCCGCCCACAAGAAGGAGCTCGAGGCCAAGGACGGTGAGATTGCCGCCCTTAAGCAGCAGGTGAAGGACGCCGAGATTGGTCCGGACAAGATCGAGACGATGGTGCGTGAGCGTACCGTTGTGGTCGATGCTGCCCGCATTGTGCTCGGCGACGCGGCTGTCACCGAGGGCAAGTCCCTCAACGACATCCGTCGGCAGGTGGTCGCATCCAAGATGGGTGACGATGTCACCAAGACCATGTCCGACGCCTCCATCGAGGGTGCCTTCAAGGTGCTCACGGCAGATGGCACCAGCACCGGCACCCGCACTCAGCACACTCGCGTGATGTCGGATGCGTTCAAGTCTTCCGGCACCGGCACCCCACGCAATTCTGTCGAGGCTCGCGAGCAGGCCTACCGAGAGCAGGGTGATTATCTGCGGGATGCCTGGAAGTCCCCCGGCACGAAGCCCGCTCGTCAGTAACCTTGAGCTGAGGTAACTCAGCTCCAGTTTGAGTAAATCCGTAATTGGCCACAGAGGAGACTAACCAAATGGCCGTTGTGCAATCCACCTATCTCCGCAACATTCCAATTGGTACGCCTGGCATGCCAGCGTCCATGACTGGTTGGGCTGCGGACTCCAAACTCGTCGAGACTGCTGCCGGAATTGCTTTCGGTATTGCAGTTGCGCGTGGTTCCGCTGATCGGGGTGTTGTCGTTGGCGCTGGTGCCACCGTCGGCTTGTTCGTTGGCATCACGTACCGAGACAATACGCTCGTGTCGTCCGCTGCCGACAAGTACCTCCAGCGGCAGCTTGCTGGCATCATGATCCGTGGCGACATCTGGGTCACCGCAATCGCTGCGGTCACTCCGGCGGATCCTGTTCGCGCCGATCCCGCTACTGGGACTCTCGGCGTGGCGGCTGGTACTGGCATTGTTACTCTGCCGAATGCTCGGTGGATGACTTCCGCTGGTGCCGGTGGCCTGGCGATCCTGCGACTGAACGTTCCGGGCAACCCGTCGTCTGTCCAGTAACACCAGTTGGTCGCCTACGGCTGGGCGTCCAACTCCCATCCATTCGGTCCTGGCTGAAGCCTCGACCCTCACGCTGTCAGGAGATAGCATGTATCGTCTTCCATTCTCGTCTCTCCAGCAGCTCATGGACGCCCCTCAACAGGCGATGAGCTTCCTGGTGGAGCAGGCCTCCTCAATCGAGGCCGAAGTCTATCGTACTCAGTACGTGGACATCCAGTACCCGCAGCTCGTCCCCGTGGACGAGAGCGCAAATGAGTGGGCCAAGTCCGTCACCTTCTTCTCGATGGACAAGGTAGGCCAGGCCGACTGGTTCCACCACATGGCAACTGATATGCGGATCGCTGACGTGATCCGTAACAAGTTTGAGCAGGGCATCGAAATGGCCGGCATCGGCTACCGATACACCCTGGAAGAACTTGGCCAGGCCATGATGATCCCAGGGGTCAACCTCACCTCGGAGAAGGCGGAAGCTGCTCGCCGCTCCTACGAGGAGTTCATGGACAAGATTGCCCTGACCGGCAATGCTGGCAAGAACTGGACCGGCCTGATCAACGACGCTGTTGTTACCCGCGTTGATGCGGTCAACGACGGCACTGGCACCTCGCGTCTGTGGACCACCAAGACGGATGCGCAGATCATCCGCGACATCAACGATGCGCTGACCGGCATCTACACCGGTTCGAACACCGTTGAGATGGCGGACACGTTGCTCCTCCCCATCGCCCAGCTCTCGTTGATCGGCAGCAAGCAGCTGACCAACACGTCGGAGACGGTGCTGAGCTACGTGCAGCGTAACAACGTCTACACGCAGATGACTGGCCAGCCGTTGCTCATCCGTGGCCTGATTGATCTGGCCACTGCTGGTCAGACCGCTACTGCCCGCATGGTTGCGTACAAGCGTGATCCGCGCGTGGTCAAGATGCACATCCCGATGCGGCATCGCTTCCTGCCGGGTTGCGTACAAGCGTGATCCGCGCGTGGTCAAGATGCACATCCCGATGCGGCATCGCTTCCTGCCGGTTTGGCAGACCGGACCCATCACGTTCGACGTGCCGGGCATCTTCCGTACTGGTGGTGTTGAAATCCGCCGTCCGGGTGCTTTCCGCTACGTGGACGGCATCTAAACTGAAATAGCGCGGAGGGGTCCTCTCTCCGCGTAACCCCACCACCTCCAGACCGGAGCCCAAAGCAATGGCTACTGATAAGGTAAAGGTTAAGCTGGTCAACCCGACCAGGGCACGCCGCGTTGTTCATGATGGCATCGAAGGCAGCCAGAAGGCAATCACCATTGAGCCGGATGGTGGCTCAGTGGACGACGTGGAAATCTCCAAGGCTCTCCACGATGAGCTCACCGAGCGTGAGGAGTTTGAGCCCGGAAGTGATCTCAAGATCGAGGCCGCGACCGGCTCCACCAAGCGTCGGCGCATGCCTGCGTCCGCTGCTGCTCCGGAAGACCGTGCCGCTCAAGCACGTGCTCTGCTCGCCGAGAAAGATGATGTGTCCGCTGCCGAGTTCCGCACGCGGGCGCGTGAAGTCATTGGTGAGCAGGCGTGGCCTGGAGACCGCACTTCCAAGGCGGACCTGGTCGAGCAGCTGGAGAAGATGTAAGCCATGCCCTATACCCTGCCGACGGTATCGGACTTCCGTGATCGTTTCCCAGAGTTTGACAGTAAGGCTGACACGCAGGTGGAGGCTGCGATCACGGATGCGTCGCGTAGGGTGGACAACACCTGGATCGAGGGTGACTATCAGACAGCCATCCTCTACCTCGCTGCCCACCTCATAGCTGTTGCCGATGCAGCTGCGAGTGGTGGTGGGGTAATTCAGTCTGAGCGCATAGGTCCTATCTCGGTGACCTATGCGGTGGACGCCTCCACCAAGCCTGGGCAGCTGGCCAGCACAAGCTATGGCCAGTATTGGGCTGAGCTGAACCGGCTGAACAACCCACCCATTGAAGTGATCTGATGTCTGAGGCTGTTCGCCAACGTGGTGTTGCGGCTGATCTGATCAGGCGGCGGGGAGGACCTGCTACCCTGTTCATACCCAACCCAACTGCGGGTACGGATCCTTGGAACCCAGGCCCAGAGGGTACGCCGACTAGCGTGCCTTGTCGGGCCTTCATATCAGATTACACAGCATCGCAGCGGAGCGCGGATGCTAACATTGCAGTGGGTGACAAGCTGGCTATCGTGAGCGCGCCAATCATGAATGGCTCGGTAGAGGTTGTACCTGCGATGACCCATTGGTTGGTGCAAGGAGGCACCACGTACTCAATCGAGTCAATTAAACCTCTTAACGTAGACGGTGTTACCAACATCCTCTACGAGCTGCGTGTGAGCCGCTAATGGCACTCACTCCTGTTGTTAGCAAGCGTAGTAGCAAGTTCAGTATTGGCGTCAAGAACTGGGTCAAGAAGACAAACAAGCACCTCAACAAGGTTGTGGTGCAAATTAACATTTTGATATTTGAGACGCTTGTTGATCGTAGTCCGGTGGACACGGGATTGTTCAAAGGGAACTGGCAGGTGTTTGTTAATACGCCTGACGAAGACGTGGTTGACACTAAGGACAAGAACGGGTCGAAGACAAAGGCGACGGGTCGCCGCATTCTTCGTTCCGTACAGCCTGGTGACATTACTTACATGATGAACAACCTGCCGTATGCGCGCCGTCTCGAGTACGGCTGGTCGCAGCAAGCACCGCAAGGTATCGTTCGTCTCACGGTGACGCAGTTCAAGCCTCTGGTAGCACTTGCGATCAGGCAGGACGCGGAGTGGTAGGGTCGTGGCAGTCTTTCCTGAGACCAAGATTGAAGAGGCGCTATACGCGCATCTGAACGCACTTATTCTGGTCCCGGCAAAGATCACAACGGGATTGCCTGTTGCCTGGCCTGGCTTGCACTTTGTACCACCTGCCGCACCCACTCCTCCGGCGAGTGGTGCGTACCTCAGAGCCATAATCCTGCAGGCTCCAACGGACTCTGCCGCGTTGTCCGCAGGAACCAATCACCATTCGGGCATTCTCCAAGTCAGTGTCTTTTACCCAGAGAACAAAGGTATTGTGCTGGCAGGCGAGGTTGCGGGTGAAGTCATCACGTGGTTCAAGCGCGACACCGTGCTCTACCGCGAGGGTGTCAAAGTCAGGATCAATAAGCCTCCGTACAAGTCGGCATCTTTACCAGAGCCAAGCTGGTTACAGGTGCCAGTGACAATCTCGTATCTTGCGCACGTACCTAATCCATGAAGGAGTGGAACAAATGACTGACTACAGGACTGTTGAAATCACCAACAACACCAACCATGGGGTTGACATCGTGATCCCCAAGGCTGAGCAAAGTGTCAGTGGTGTTCCCCACACCGAGTCAATCGGTGCGGGAGCCACGCGCACGCTTGATGGTGTTGACGTTGAGTCCGGTGCGTTCAAAGCGCTGGTTCTGACGCAGCAGATCACGGCCAATGTCGTTGAGCAGAAGCAGTCTACGGCTTCTGCAGCTACTGCTGTTACTGCTGCTACTGCTGCCGACCTCACTCGTAAGGCCAGTAACAAGTAGTAGCTCCCCACCCAACCCACTCTTGAGGAGATACATCCCATGACTGTTGTTGCCGCTACTGGCGCAAAGCTATTCATCGGGCCGGTGCGCCCCAGCACGGACTACTCGTCGGTGGTCACCATGACCATCGCGGTTCCTGGCGTTATCACGTGGACCGGTCACGGTCTGGCGGTGAACACGCCCATCACGTTCACGACGACGGGCGCGCTGCCCACTGGTTTGACACCGGGCACCACGTACTACGTCAGGAACCCGCTGGCCAACACCTTCGAGGTGTCGCTCACTTCAGGTGGCGCGTCGATTACCACTTCCGGCACGCAGAGCGGCGTGCACACCGCAACTCGCGGTCCGGTCGACACGGCGGCTGAGTATGCGACGCTCACCTACGTCGAGATTGGTGAGATTGAGAACCTTGGCGAGTTCGGTGATGAGGCGGCCATCATCAACTTTACGTCACTGGCCGACTCACGTGTCCGCAAGATCATGGGTCCGAATGATGCAGGCACGCTTGCTCTTGTCGTGGGTCGTGATCCGTTTAACGCGGGTCAGATCGCAGCAAAGGCAGCATCCAAGACCAAGTTCGAGTACGCATTCAAGATCGAAGCGGCGGACAAGTTGGACACCAATGACACCAACTCGATCTACTACTTCGGAGCACTCGTGTTGTCTGCTCGGGAGAACTACGGCGAAGCGACGAACGTTGTGAAGACAACCTTCAACCTTGGTATCAACACGGCAATCGTCGAGGTGCTCGCAACAATCGTACCGTAAGCCTCGGCTGGGCTTACTGGACGTAACAAACTAGACGGAGGCAAACTACAATGGACCTTGCAAACTTCAATACAAAAGCCGCGTCCGACGAGGGTGCAACGCTCACGTTGCTGCATCCTGCAGAGAACACGGTGCTGCTCAATGACGACGTGGTGTTGGCGGAGGATGGCAAGACCATTCTTACGCCAGCAACTCCCATGACGATTACGGTTGTTGGGATTGACAGCGACCGTTTCAAGAGTGCCAGCCGTCGCGTGCAGAACGCTCGTGCGGCACGTGCTCGCGGTAGACGTCAACAGCAACCCACGGCCGAAGAGCTGGATGCTGATAACATTCAGATCCTAGTTGAGTGCACGCTCGGCTGGAACCTCACACTCGGAGGGAAACTCGAATTCACGCCAGAGAATGCGCGACGAGTTTACCGTGACTACGAGTGGATACAGGAACAGGTCGACTTCTTCATCGGTGAACGCCGAAATTTCCTCAAGGCCCCGAAGAAGACCTAGAAGATTTCCTGGAATATGCCGAAGCTTCTTTCGGGGCCAACAATCCAAATCCAGCTGAGGCTTACTGCCCCGAGAGCCTGTGGCGCGCTTGGGATGCGTTCCTTGAACTTAATAGGTCCAGAGGATCGACTGGGTTTGGCATATTGCCAATCACCTACCAGGAGATGCTCGCTTGGTGCCAGCTCTGTGACATCCAGCTCACGGTAGTTGAGCAGCAAGCTATTAAAGCCGTGGACGTGATCTTCATCAACCACGTCAATAAGAAGCGCGCACCTAGTAAGCGTGCCGCTGAGCCGGATGAGCAGAACATGATTCCCGGTAGCGATAGTGACGGCATTCGGATGCTGTTCCGCAGCATAAATGTACGGAGGCAGATGCAAGATGGCTGATATTGCCACACTGGGCGTCGCTGTTGATACGTCGCAAGTCAAGGCCGCAGCAGGTGACCTCGACAAGCTGACAGCCTCTGCCGTCAAGGTCGAGACTGCCACTGGTGCGATTGAGGCAAGTGCGCGCCGTGCTGGTGTTACTGTCGAGCAGTATCGGCAGCGGATGGCTGGTGCGGAGAAGAGCACATCTGCGATCCGACAGGAGACGGAGCGCATGGAACTGCGTATGCGCTCGGCGACAAGGCAAGTCGAGATGGTGTCGCAGGCCAAGCAGAAGCTGACGGCAGCAAACGACAACGTTACGCGGGCAACACGGGGCACTGCTAGTGCTCTGGATCAGCTATCGCAGGCTGCTGGGCTGGCGGCAGGTGGTGGCGCGGTTGCGGCTGTAGCATCCCAGGCCAGCAACGTGCTCGGTACTCTGACGCGCCTGAACCCTGTGCTGCTGGCGACCGGGCTGGCTTTGGGTGGCGTGGCGGTTGCGGCTGTTGCCATGGGTAAGTCTGCGATGCACATTGCAGACTTTGCGGGTGAGCTCCGTGACACAGCAGAGACCACTGGCTTCACGACCGACCAGCTCCAGGGTCTGAAGAAGCTGGCGATGGAGTCCGGCGTTAGCGCTGGGAAGTTGACGACTGGTATCGAGCGTTTCACGTTCAGCTTGAAGGATGCGAAGGAGGCCTCGGGTGAGTTGTTCCTTGCCATCCAGAAGGCTGACCCTGCGCTGGCTCAGCAGTTCCTGCGCACCAAGACCACAGCCGAGGCTTTTGAGGTTCTGGCGAAGGCATACGCCAAGACAACTGACGAGGCCGACAAGGTTGCGATGTCTCGCAGGGTATTTGGACGTGGCGGTGCGGGCATCGGGCGCATGCTCGATGAGCTGGTCAACATCGGTGGCATCCAGAAGATGGTCGATGCGATGGACCCGCTCGACCGCATCACCAGGAAGCAAGCTGACGACTGGGATAAGTTGGGTGACGCAATTTCGTACAACGTCGAGATTGCCAAACGCAACATCGTCGCGGCGTTCGCTGGTCCAGTGCTCGAGGTGATTAAGGATTTGTCAGAACGCTTCATCGCGTGGTCGCGCGAGGTCAAGAATTTCAAAACCAGTGAAGAGTTAAAGAGCCTGCTGACGGATTGGTCTAAGCAGGCTGTGAAGTTCTTTGAAAATCTCGGGACGGCTGCGTCTGTAGCGTGGGGCGTTATCAATCAGATTGTTGGAGGCATCAACAAGATCGGGGATTTCCTCGACCGGCATGGCTCGAAGGGACCGGCACAACGGCCGAGTGTAGAACGCACTCCTGACGGCAAGCCAGTCCAGCCGTTCAAGGCTGGTGACACAGTCTCGGGTGGGACAACTGCAGGGAACTGGGTTGTCCCGTCTGCTGCTGACGTGGAGAAAACAACGGCACAGATGGAGCGCCTTGTCGGCCTGATCAGGGAAGCGCGTGAAGCGGAAGATGTAAATCGCCGCAAGGCGGAGGGTTTCACGAAGTCTGGGCTGTTAGAGAACGCGGCTATGTCCACTCAGGCCATGGAGAAGTGGGCACAACGCGCTGACAAATACCAGCGTGAACTCGATGACCTTGCTGGCACCAAGCAGCGTACGTCTGAGATTGTTGTGGCCGCCAATGACAAGGAGGTTGACTCGGACGAACGTCTCGCGACGAAGAAGGAGGAAGTCAAACTCAGCGCGACCACACTCTATAATCAGGAGGCACGGCGCATCGAGCGGCTCGGTGATGCGGCTACTGCGCAAGAGAGGTACAATCTCGAGGTGTTGAAGTCGAAGTCACTCCTCGAGGATAAGAAGACCACTGAGGAGGTTGAGACCCGCGTCATTACTGAAGCCACGACCAAGATGCTTGAGCAGACTAACGCCATCAGGACGCAGATGGGCGTGGTCACTGAGCGTCAGCTGCAACAACTGGCGACGGCCAAGGTTGAGCGTGCCATCGCTGATGGTATCATCACAGGCGAGAAAGAGATTGCCATCGCGCGCCAGGTCACCGCACGCGAGGCTCGTGAACAATTCGAAGCTGCGCAGGCGCGTGCCTCTGCGTTGCCCAACCTGACGCGCACTGTTCAGGACTGGGCCAACCCACTAAAGCAGGTAGACCAGTTCGCCACGTCAGCGCTGTCGGGTATGGAGAATGCCTTCGCCTCCATCATCACCAAAGCCAAGGACTTCAAGACAGCTATCCGTGAGATGGCGACTGCGATCATGTCTGACTTCGCCAAGATGGGTTTCAGGTCCATCATGGGGCCGCTGATGAGCATGGGCCTCGGTGCCCTTGGCGGCGGGTCTGGTGGGGCACTGGCTGGGCTAGGATCTGGAGGGGTTGGAATTGGTGGCTTTACCCTAGGTGGGGTAGGGCATAAGGGTGCAACCATTGGGTCATCGCCTGTACGCGGAATGGATGCGTCTATCTGGGCCGGTGCTGCACGCTACCATAAAGGCACGATGAACCTCCAACCGAATGAAGTGCCGTTCATTGGTGAGCGTGGGGAGATTGTGGGCCAGCCTGATGATATCCGTAAGCAGTTTGGTGGTGACACAAATCTCACATTCGCACCATCGACCGTGATACAGGTTCCACCCGGAACGCAGCAGGATCAGATACGTGTGTTCCAGACTATGCTCGACGAACGTGACAAGCGTCAGCAGAAGTGGATGCGTAGGATGATCCCGGTGACGAGTGACTCCCATCGCAAGCTGGAGGCTTGATCGTGGTTTTTATTCCGACAATTCCGTTCTGGTTCAGTCGTCGGGCTGAGTCCGAGCAGTGGGACATGATCGGCAGCGTTGTTTCTGGTAGTGCGCGCACGGCGGGTATATCACAGTTTGATGATTTTCCTTCAGGGCCAATATGGCGTGCGTCGATCAGTGATTTGCAGCTGCTTGGTGCGGAAGATGTGCTGCTGTGGCGCGCTATCCGTCGGATCGCTGACGGTGGCTCTGGCCAGCTTATTGTGCATCGGAATGAAATCCCGTTTGCGCCGTACCCGCAGGGACTCAGTACGTACAGCATTCCGTACAGTGACGGCTCCCATTACAGCGATGGCTCACAGCACTACCAGCCTGTGATCACCGCGTACACGAGTACCAACTTTGTGTTTGCGGGACTCAAGCAGCTCAGGTTTGATCTTCTACAGGGTGGTCCTTTGGTTGGAGGTGAGGTGTTTTCCATCGACCATCCTGTTGAGGGTTGGCGCATGTACGAGATATCAGACTACTCACAGTTGACTGCGACAGAGTATCTTGTCACGATTGAGCCACCGTTGCGGGGCAACACACCGATAGGCACGCCGCTCGAGTTTGATCAGCCGCGCTGTGTAATGCGCGCGATGGAGATAGCCTCATTCGATTTGGTGATTGAGCAGTTCCCGTACGGAAAGCCGAGCATGTCGCTTATTGAGAGCTTTATAGGCTAATGCCAGTCTCACCAGTTATATTCCCGCGCGTTCTGCTCAAGGAGCAGCGGCACTCCTGGAACCTGACCGGCATTGCTGTGTACCCAGGTCGTACAGGGTCAGCGAAGTTTCCTATTGTGCGCCTGGACGGTGGTGGGCACTGGGAAGCAAGGCTTGAGGAGATTGTGTTCAGCAGCCGTCTGGATGTACTTCACTGGCGTGCGGTGCGGACGCGCGCCCGAGGTGGTGTCGTGCCGATGGTCGTGCCACGTATGGAGAACGCTTTTGCACCGTTCGCTGTTACAGCGCAGGGCCGCCAACAGCCTCTTGAGTCCAATCCGTATCCGGGACCGACAAACTTTGACGATACTTACACGCGGCGCATCCTGGCTACTACTTCCGGTGCTGCGGTCAGGCGGTCCACGACCATGGTTATCCAGTTCACGGCTGGCAGCTACTCGAAGCTACGTGGTGGTGAGGTATTCTCGATCCAGCATGCGCAGATGAACTGGCGCATGTACGAGATCAAGACTGTTGATGAGCAGAGTGCAAACGTCTGGCAGGTTACGTTTAGCCCACCACTGCGTGAGGCAACGGTCAACGGGCAGCTCGTGGACTTCGACAGGCCGCGGTGCCTCATGCGTCTATCTGATCCGCAGGCGATGGACCTGCGGCTGTCTGCGTTTCCGTACGCCAGCCCTGGTGTGTCGTTCATCGAAGTGTTTCCGGAGCTATAAGATGCAGTTGACAGTGGCTCAGAGCGACGTTCTTAACTCCGACCAGCAGAACATCGGGTTCTTCTTCAAGCTGGAGACTGTACCACCTGTGCGGTTCTGGCTCGGGTCTGGCATGATGGAGTCCGGTGTCAGCGCGGTCGAGAGCGTGAACGCAACCTACCTGGGCTTCGGGCAGCTCGTCGATGTGCCGGCTATGCAGCAGTTGTTGAACGGGCAGGCCGAGCGAGTGGAGATTGGTATCTCGGGTGTCTCGGCTGAGATGATTGCGTTGGCCGGAACGCAGGACGCGGCACTGGTGAAGAATAAGCGTTGTTTTGTTGGGCTTGGTATTATGAGCAAGGATTGGCAGCTATACCCTCCGGTTCTGTGGATACGAAACTACCGCTGCGACTTTCTAACTGTGCGCCGTGCAGCAGCGACTACACCAGATGGTCCGTCGGTGCAGTCTGTCGTTTTGTCGCTCGGCTCCAATCTAACCATGCGTCGCAGGCCTGGTTTGTCGTACTTCACAGATGGGGATCAGAAGGAGATACATCCCACAGATCGTTTCTGTGAGCGCACGTCCATCTACTCGCAGCAGGTGACGAAGCCGTGGCCGTCAGCCAGATGACAGAGTTTGTATCCCGCAAGATGCGAGGCCCACTCATATGGGGGCAGAGTGATTGCTTCTGCGTGGTTGCGGACTGGGTATACGAGCGTACTGGGTTTGATCCAGGAGCGCGCTGGCGCGGGCAGTACTCCACGCAGGATGAGG